CATTCCGCCTGACATTCCATCAGGCATTCCTCCAGGCATTCCTCCTGACATTCCATCAGGCATTCCTCCGGGGGCGCCTTGACTATATAGTTTTTGCATTAAAGGATTAATAATAGTTTCCAATTCTTTTTGTTTGTTTTTATATGTATCAATATCAGCTTTGTTATTTTCTTCCAACCATTTAATACCTTCATCAATTAGAGGATCAAGTTCTGTTTTAATTTCATCCAATACAGGAGGTGAGTCTTCACGTTTAATAATACTATTTTTAAGATTATATAGATAGTTTTCAAGACCATTCTTTGCGTCAATTAATTCTTTTGTTTTATCATCTTCTTCTTTAAACTCTTCGGCTTTTTTAATCATTTCTTCAATTTGTTCTTTTGAAAGACGTCCTTTGTCATTTGAAATTGTAATGTTATTAGTTTTTTTAGTTGATTTTTCTTCTGCAGTAATATTCATAATTCCATTAGCGTCAATATCAAAAGATACCTCAATTTGAGCTTGTCCGCGAGGCATAGGTGGGATTCCATCTAAATGAAAACTTCCAAGAAGATTATTATCTTTAGTAAAACCTCTTTCACCTTCGTAAATTTTGATATCAACACCAGGTTGATTATCAGAATATGTTGAAAAAACTTGCGACTTTTTAGTTGGAATTGTTGTATTTCTTTCAATAATTTTAGTCATAACTCCACCTGCTGTCTCAATCCCAAGAGAAAGAGGTGCAACATCTAAAAGAAGAAGTTCGCTTGTTTTTTTATTTCCTTGTCCTGTCAAAATTGAAGCTTGTACGGCTGCACCGTATGCTACGGCTTCGTCTGGATTTAGAGATTTGTTCAATTGTTTTCCGTTGAAATAATTAGATAAGATTTCTTGAATTTTTGGAATACGAGTTGTTCCACCTACAAGAACAATCTCGTTAATATCTCCTTTACTCATCTTAGCATCTTTAAGAAGACGGTCAATTGGTAAAAGTGTTTTTTGAAAGACTTTGTCTGCAAGAAGTTCAAACTTAGCCCTTGTTAGTGTAGTATTATAATCAACGCCGTCCAATAGTGAATCAATTTCAATTGTAGTTGTAGAACATACCGATAGATTTTTCTTAGCATTTTCTGCCGCCATATTTAGACGCTTTAGTGCTCTTGCATTTTCTCTCACATCTTTTTTCATTCTTTTTTTGATATCATCACATAACCAATCGACAATTAGATTATCAATATCTGAACCACCCAAATGAGTATCACCACCCGTAGATTTAACTTCAAAAATACCACCATCTAATGTTAGAATTGATACGTCATGAGTACCACCACCACAATCAAATACAAGAATATTTTTTTCAGTTTTATCATCAGTTTTATCAAGTCCATATGCAATAGCAGCTGCTGTAGGTTCATTGATGATACGAAGTACCTCTAATCCGGCAATAGATCCTGCGTCTTTTGTTGCTTGACGCTGTGAATCATTAAAATATGCTGGAACTGTAATAACAACTTTTTTAAGAGGATGTCCAAGAAATGCTTCGGTTGTTTCTTTGAGACGTTGAATCACCATAGCAGAAATTTCTTCAGGGTGAAAACTTTTACTTTCAGTTTTATATTTAACTTGGATTAAAGGTTTATCATCTTTATCTCCTTCTACTGAAAAAGACCATAATTTCAAATCATCTTGAACGGATTGATCACTGAACTTTCTTCCAATTAACCTTTTTGTTTCATATACAGTATTTTTAGGGTTCATTGTTGATTGATTTTTTGCGGCTTCACCGACAAGTTTTTCATCTTCACTGAATGAAACATATGAAGGGATAATACGAGAACCGGTTTGAGTGTCTGGAATAATCTCAACTCTATCATTAATCCAGATAGCAGCACAACTTGTTGTAGTACCGATGTCAAAACCCGCGGCGATGTCTTCGTTATTTGTCATAATACTTGATTTTCTTTTATAAATATATATAGCATAAAATCTTTATATATTTTTTATATAAAATATGCATCTAAATTATATATAAATATATAAGTTTATAGTAAAAGATAGTATTTATAATTATGCAAGTAAGCTTGGATAATACTAAAGATTACGATAAAGTAATAATGTACATAAACTCTAAAAATGGTATTTTTCAAAATGATGACTTTAATTTTTATATTAATATTGGTGAACCTATAAAAAATATTGTATGTATTAAGTTGATAAATATACAAGTTATTACAAATACTGAATACAACCACGATGATATTTTTTATATTGAATTGAATAATTATGATAGAGTAGTTTCTTACATTAAAAACACAGATAATGAATTTAATGTTATAAAATACTTTGATAATGTTCAATATACTGGCGATGTTTTAGCTAATTTAAAATATTCTTCTGCAGTATCATATCAATCAGGATCTTTTGATTGGTCTGACACATCTTTATATTTTTTAAATCCTCCTGAACCAAGTTTGCATAGATTTGATATTACTTTACGAGACAAAGACTATAAAATTATTAATAAAAGTAATATAGACGCGTTAAAATTAAGTATTTGCTTATATTATATTAAGAAAAATGTATTATATAAATAAATATATAAGGATGTTACATCATTTATAATTAAAAATATATGACATTTACAATTTTTAAGAATTATAAAAACATTTATTATAGTTTTCTTGTAAATTTTTATTTATGTTTAAATATTATATTTCCTTATTACGACGAAGTAATTATCAGTTTTTTAAATCATTCATTAAAGACTATAACGTGTGAAGATAATATTAAAAGAGAAAGAATGATAAAATATATATATAGTTTTAAAGATGATGATAAAATTTTATTAGAAAAAGAAACAAATATTATTACAATAGAATGTTGTTCTATTAATAATAGTGAAAACAGTTCAGATAGTTATAGCGATAGCGATTCTAGTTCATGTAAAGATATTTCGTATTGTATCATAAAGAGAATAGATGATGTTATCAGAGAAAGACTTTTAGAAAAACATAATAATGAACGTAAATCACATCTTATATCAAATATTTGATATCTTTTTAACAGTCATTTTTTTATCCCATAATTTTTTTATTATTTGTTCATTATTTATATCACCATAACATTGTATTTTTAATCTTTTATCTACATTCTTTTTAATATTATTTTTAATATAATTGTCATATTGATTTATATAATATAAATTGTCTTGATACTTTTTCTTATCATTTTTAAATATTCTATTTGATACATAATCACTATATAGAAAATATAAACAAGTATCTATACTTCCTATTGTATATCCTTTCATTTTATTAATGGAAAAACATTCATTTTTGATTAATATTATTTTAACAATATTAAATATTTTTTTCGTTTTATTATTTATTATTTGTAATTTATAACTATGAAAAGTATTTTCATTTGTTGAAATTTCATGATTACAGATTATTTCATAAGAATTAATATCATTATCATTCAACACTTTATTTAAAATTTTTATTATATCATCTTTGCATTTATCATAATTATCCGATAGTATTGTAATATAGGTTGATCCTTTATTTAAACGATAGCAGCAATTTTCTGAATTTTCATATAACTTCAATGAAAAACTGTCAATAATTGGATTGTTATTACTTTTAATATACTTTAATAAATAATCTACAGATGAACTAAATTCTTTATCAATTGGCAAACATTTATAAACCTTTTTACTCTTAATAGAAGGATATGTCTGTATTAATAACATTAATCTATTATATATTTTTTCCCATCTATGCCCGGATTGTTCAGGTCTTGATAATTCATAATATAAGTTTTTTTTAATTATATCCAATGGCAATATGTTGTATTCACTTTTATAATATTTAATACTTTTCTTTTCCATATTAGAAAATTTTAAATATGCTTCGTATGTATCATTATCTATTATAGATATATCAAATATTTGCTTACCATATACAACTACCTTATATGTACCATTATGAATAGCTCTTTTTATTTTAATGTATTTATAGCCTTTTTCTTCAATTATTTTAGCTAATTCAAAGGAATCTTTTAATGGGTTTTTAGAATAACAATCATAATCATTCATAGTATAATCTTTGTAAAATCTAAGTTTAGGTGGCAATATTAAGTTTATTACAAGACCACCATATAATATCAAATTTTTAGATATTATAAATTCTGAAATTATTTTTATTACATTATCAAATTCTATTTGTATTTTTTTAAGTTTTGCAACTTCTATATTATTAACAATATTTTCTATTTTATTTAACATATAAATAAGTATCTCCTTATAATATATTCGTATATTTATTTTTTAATTTTATTTTATACAATATCTTCATATTCTCTATATTCAAATTTAGGCATTATACTACCAACTTGTGTATTATTAATAGCTTCATCCAGATCTGTACCGTTAAATAATGTTCTAGAATTTACAAATATGGGGTTTACAACTTGTTTTGTACCATACGAACAAACATTTGGTCTATAACGAGGATCTCCTCTATATTGTTGTTTGTATGTTATAGGATCATAAATACGATTTGCTTTATTTTCATTTTTATTAATATCAACATTTTGATTTTGACTTTCATTTTTATTAGAATATGGATAGCTTTTATTTAGATCATTTTCACCCAATACTATATTTATATTAAATATATTATCACTATTTTTAACAATATCATTTATATGTTTTTCACTATTTAATTTTGTTTCTTCACTATCAATGCTTGCAGATGCTGATGTAGCAACATTATTATTCAAATTTCGTATTGCTATCGGTGTAGATAAAGCTTTGCGTTTTAATAAATCAACTCTTTTTAATTCATTCGCTATAAGTCTCAATTCGTGTAATATAAAGTTTTCATTAAATAGTTTAAGAAGTTTTGGGTCTGTCATAATATATTCTCTTATAATTGCTTTTTCGAATAATAAAAAATTATCGTGAATTATTAATGCTTTAAATAAATAATCATTATATTGTAAATGAATATAGCATCTATATAGAGGATATAGCATTTTTTCATGAGGTTTTTTATTTAGATATTCTTCATATATTTCATTCAATAAATCGTTTATTTGATCTTGTGATATAAATGTAACTAATCCTGGTTCAATATCATTTGATTGCATTTTTACAATAATTTTATATTCATTTGAATTATAGATTTGCATTTTAAGTTTATCTTCATCCATATTATTTTCATAAAATCTTTGTAGATTTTTTCTTAATTCGCTCGCGATAGGTTGTCTATCCAACAATGTTTTGTATATATTAATAATTGCAAATTCATTTATTTTATTTTCAGATATAAATGTTATATCATCTGAGTAATGCTTGTCTGTATAAGGCAAATATTTATCATCAATAGGGTTTAATATTGATTCTTCTATATCTTCATTTTTTGCTCTATGGTTGAATATAACGGTATCTGCATTTAATTCTGCATTGGAAACACCACTATTGTTATAAACTGTATTATCATTTAATTCGTATGTTCTTACACTTGTAGAATTTGTATATGATTTATCAAAAGAGTTTTTTAATAATTCGTTTAAATTGAAGTTTGCGTGATTTTGAGGTCTTATTTCTATTTCATAATAAGGTTGGAATAAAATATTATCTATACCAACTTTGATATAAGAATCATATGTTAATGCATCGCTTTTATGATTTTCTTTATTAAATAGTTCCATTGTTTCAATACGTGTGAAAATTATAATATTTTCACCTTCTATATTTTCAAAAGGACCTTTTGAAATTCTTTTTTCTAATTCACTTTCAAGTTTTACATTTTCTATTAAATTGTAATATTTAACAACATGATCATCCGTTTTTTTCCCAAGACTTCTCCATTTTAAACCAATATTATGATCTATTATATTGCTATTATATGGTTTATAATACCCATTACCTATAGATATATAACTGTCGTATGATAGTGTTGTTAAATTCATTTGCAACAATTCTTCTTTTGTAATTATAACTGGAGATACTGTAGATACATTTAGTATATCATATAGATTTTTATTATTAATTCTATCACCAAAAGAAGGTGCAAAATCGCCATTATATATCCATTTCAATCCAATATCATTAGATATAGATTCAAAACCTTCAAATGTTTTTTTAAATAATATTTTTTTAATATTTTCTTCAAAATAAATAATAGAAACTATAATTATTAATATTGTTATTAATATTAATAATTCAAATAGATTCATAACCTCTCTCTATTATAAATAATAATATTTATAATATTTAATAGTCTTCAACATTATATATAAATAAAAATTGACTTATAAGTACAAATAATTTTACAATCTATAATGGTATATATATTAGAAAAATATATTCCATATAAAAAACATATTGTAAAATTTCAAAAAACATTTAGAGGGCATATTTATAGACTGAAGCAATTACCATTAATAATGTATAAAATAAAAAAACATATAAAAGAGCAAACTTTAAAATTATCTACAAGTAATGAAGATGGTAGAATAAATAGTTGCTTTGATGAAGATATTGTAATTAAACTACTAATAGCTAATTTTGGAGATAAAATACAAAAACCAGAAAAAAGACATTGGTATGATATATTAGCATATGATTATATATATGGATGGATCCCTATTAATATTAAAAGTACTACAACATTGACTTCTGACAATACAGGAAATTTGGCTATGTGCGTATATGCTTATACCAACGAAGTGTTAAATACAGATACTAGTATAAAATATCAAAATGGAAAAATGAGTGAAATGATAATTGATAAACTAACAAATAAAAAATATAATAGAAACTATAAAAAAGATTATTATTTCGTAGTATTAAATAAAACAAATAAAGAAGATGTAATAGTAAATAGTGTAAAAGGTTTGACTATATTAACACCTAATAACAATAATCTACCATTTCAAGTTTGTTGGGATAAAAATAGAGTTTTTGATTATAAGAATATTAAAAAAAATGTAAATATGTTTATAGATTGTTTAAAAAAACCAACGCCGTGTTGGAAAGAAATATTTATGACAGATGTCAGAAGATTAGAATTATAAACAATTATTAGGAATATTAGAATTGCATATTTGACGATGTCCGATTTTAAATCTTCCAGAATAAATAAAATTATCTTTAAATGTATCACTATTCATATAATCTACTATTTTTTCTAAATCGCATTTTATTTTTGGTTTTATCATTATCAATCCTCCTCCAAAATAACTTACTTTTCCTAAAAAAGAAACTTTTTTTTTTCTTGTTAAATTACTTATATAAATGCATTCTTTGCCAATATTTTTATTTATTGTGCTAATATTTCTTGGTGCACCCCATTCAAACCAATTATTTTCATTAAACTTTCTTATCTCTCTTTCAATTAGTTCTTTTTTATTATCTAATAAATGTTTATTAATATTATCATTATCACAAGGATATTTATCAATATAAATATATTTATCAACCTTATTCTCGGCATTTAAAACTTCAATATTTCCATATTCTTCATTTTTATAAACTTTCTCTTTACCAGATACAAGTCCTACATAAACATCAAAGTAATCTCGGAATGTATAATTATTATCATTTATTTCTTCACAAAATGTTATTAAACCTTTGCAATTCGCAATATAACGTATTTTTTTATTGTTTAAAACTTTTTTATCAATTGACGCATTTTTGCAATATCTAAAAATAATTATATCAATAGAAGCATTTTCAAACATTTTTTCATTATGTGGATGAAAAATATGTGTAAATGTTCCATTTATCATCATATTATCAAGTAGTTTTGCAGCACTTGTTAATTTAAGAAAATCTGATGGAACTATAAATATCAATTCACCATTATCAGTTAATAAATCATAACATTTTTCTGTAAAGTCTATATATAAATTACTTTTTTTTGTTTTTATATAAGGCGGGTTTCCTATAATTGTATCATATTTTTTTGTAATTTGTTTTACCATAAAGTCAGTGTATATAACATTATCTTTTTCTATATTTTCTAATAATGTTATATTATTATCTATTTCATACATATCAAAAATAATATTAGGTCTTTTATCATTTACAAATGATACCAAATCGCCTTGTCCTATCGAAGGTTCTAATATACACAATGGTTCATTTAATATAAACTCATATACTTTTTCTTTTAATTCTTTATGTGTTGTAAAATATTGACCTAAATTATTTTTGTTTTTCATACCTTAATATTTATGTAATTCTTATGTTATTATTTAAATCATTTTTTATTTTTTTTAGAAGGTATTGTATTATAATAATATCATATCTATATAGAATATGATATTTAATAATAATAGAATTAAAATTTTACTAATTTTAATTCCTTTCGTTATATATATTTTTATTAATGGGTATTTTAAATGTAAGGTACGAAATGAGTTTTATATTAAATATGATATTTTTTGTAAAAATTATAATTTTACAAATATAAAAATACTAGATAATTATTTAGAAGGGTGGGCATTATCTCATTTAGTATTATATTTTTTACTAGCATATTTTTATCCTTCCGAATGGCTATTTTTAATAATAATAGGTGTTGCATGGGAGGCATTAGAATATATATTATCTTTTGAATATTTTAATTTTGATTGTGAATTAGGAGGGGATTCTGAAAAATATAATACTTGGTGGTATGCTCAATATGAAGATGTAATTATGAATATGATAGGAATTGCAGGTGCATTACTGTTATTAAAATTTAAGAAGACATTATAAATATGACTACTAATATTTGGAATAATTTTAATAAACCTATACCTATAATACAAATCCATCTAATATTGATAAATATGGTAAATAATAAATACGCTGTAGATAATATCAGCGAAGGTTCTTATTATTAGAACAATATAAATCAATATTATATTCAATTTTTTCCAATCTATCTATAATATTTATCAATAGTTCATTACATTTGTGGTTTCTTGATTTGTTTCTATTTTTATTTTCTGTTATCAGTCTTTCTTCAGATATATTTTTTTTATTATCTAAACATTTTCGCAAATTTTCAATATTATTGTACTTATATTTTTTAGCCAATTCATTGACATTTATAGAATTATATTCCATAAATATGATTTTATCCAATACTCTTGATCTAATGTTTCCTATACTTCTTTTAAACTCGATACCTATATCGTCATAAGATTTATTTTCTTCTATATATTTTATTAATTTTAAATCTTCTTCTTTATTCCAATTTTTACTATTAACAACATTATTATACATTATGTATTAAATATAACAACTTACATCTAATATCATTTTTTAAAAAAATAATATTGTTTTTTATGTGTAAATATTCCAATCAGACCATATTTCTTTCATATCGTCTTCTGTTATTCGTCTAAAAGGTCTAATATTATAAAGTTTATTCATTTTTTCATCGTATTTATCTTGCGGTCGTTTAACAAAAATAGCCTTTTTTCTATAGCCTTCTTCACACGCTCCTAATTTATTTTTTTCAGGTTTTGATATCAATGGTGATACATAATATAAAGCTAATGTTTTTCTATAAATGTTTTCAGGACAATTAATTATATCAGGAACACCGTGCCAACTCATTTCTGTTGTTTCAAATATAATTACTTTATTTTTACTAGGATAACATTTAGTTATACATTTTGTCATATCTTCATTCCATAGTTCTGTCGCACCATTCCATTCTTCTTTCCATTCATCATTTAAATAAAATATAATATTAATTCTTCTTTGCTTATCTTCTAATATAGGGTGTTTTTCATAATCCAGATGAATATTCAATCTACCGCGATTTGGGTGATAATGTATTCCAGACCCATGTAATGTATTATCAATTTCTATATCATATATTTTAAATATTTCTCTTATTTTATCAATGAAATCTTCATTTGATAAATGATTTATTAATTCATTTATTTCATTGCTAATATGCTCTTTTTTATCTAAAACATATTTTACCTCAATTGGATTATGATATTTCCAAAAATTCTCATTTATACTTTTTGGTATGCTATCAATAATTGTATTATAATATTTGTCACTCAAAAAATTATCAATTATTATATGATTAAAGGGGGTTTCATTTACTTTAATTTCATTATTAAACCATTCGCCAAATATGCTCATAATAACTTTACTATGATTATCATGATTATTTTTTATATAATGTTGAATAAAATGAGTACATAATTTATTTATTTCTATAACTTTTTAACTTTTTAAATATTCTTGAAATAAATAAATTATGTACTCAAAAAATATATAAAAATGATATATTATTATATTTAAAAGGTAATAAAATATATGGCTAATTATCAAGAAATAATTTATGAAATCATTAAAAATTACGACGATATTAGTAAATGCAACTTTTACGAATTAGCAACACCATTTGAATATTATTCTGCTATTATGTTAAGTGATAAATATTCTAAAAATTCTATCATTATAATGATTTAGATATAATTTACAAAGAAGATAATAATTTATCGAAGAATGATACAGGTATTGATTTATGTGATAAAATTAATACACTCGTACAAGTTAAATTAAGAAATGATACTTTAAATTGGCGAGAACTTTCTACTTTCATTGCAAGTCAAAACCAGTATGACCCTATAACGCGATTACCTTATATAAAATGGAT